ATTGAACTCGCTCTAGCGGGATTCAAAGAAGAAGATATTGATATTGTGTTAGAAGACGGAGTTTTAACCATTCAAGGTAACTCTGGTCAACAAGAAGATGATAGAGAATATGTTCACAAAGGCATTGCCGCAAGAGCATTTACTCGTAAATTCACACTCGTTGACACGATTCTAGTACAGGGTGCAGTGTTCAAAGATGGGATACTAAGTGTTTACTTAGAGAATGTAATCCCAGAAGAAGAGAAACCTAGAAAAGTGGAAATCAATGGCACTTTCAAAGGACCTCACCATTCTGATGATAGTAAAGAATTTCTAGCAGAGTAAAACCAGAAGTAAAATGTAACACAGGGATGAGTCACGCATTGTGGCTCATCCAATTAAACACGCACGACAAAAACAGGAGTAAAAGTAAAAGTGAAAAAAGCACTCTCTTACCTTAAGGCTAAGAGTTGCGATGGGTTCTTTTGTGAACTAGTTTCGACTTTAATACTATGCGTAGCCAGTATCTATGTAATGGCTTACAGCATCACCAGTATCTCTTAGATTAAGAATACGAACAAAAAATAACTTGACATTACCCACATAACTATGTTATACTGATCTCAATATTGAATGAGGTTTAGATTATGAAATTTATTGAGCAGTTGCCAAAGCTGTACAAACGTGACAGTAAAGGTAAAACCAGAGTTTGGGAAGTCGAAGTTGGTTATTCCAATGACGACTATGCAGGCATCAGAACTGTAGCAGGACTCGACAATGGTAAAAAAGTAACAAGTGAGTGGAATCTTAGCGAGGCGAAGAATGTTGGTAAATCCAACAGTACGACCGCCTACACCCAAGCCCAAGCGGAAGCAAAGGCTCTTTGGGACAAACGAATAGAAAAGGAATATTTTGTAGACATCGGCATGATCGACTCGTATGACAAGTTCGATCCAATGCTTGCTGGCGACTATACAAAAGTCAAAGTAAAACCAACCTCGGGGTATTCTCAACCCAAGCTAGACGGCATTCGCTGTATAGCAAACTCAAAAGGTCTATGGACAAGAACTGGTAAACCAATTACTAGTTGCCCACACATTTTGGAAGAAGTTCGTGATCTACTTGAATCAAATCCAAATGTCACTCTTGATGGCGAACTTTACAATCACGAACTGAAGCAAGACTTCAACAAGATTGTTAGTCTCGTAAGAAAGACCAAGTTTACTGATGCCGATCTTGCAGAGTCGCAACGATTAGTTCAGTATCATGTTTACGACATTCACTGTAGTACTAATCCAGATGTCACATTCTCAATTCGCAATGTTGAGTTAGAAGAATATGTAACTGACTCTTTTGAGCAATATGTTCATCTCGTGCCTACTACATTCTACAATGATCAAGATGAGTTAGATGAATTATACTCAGCATACACTGCTGATGGTTACGAAGGTCAAATGGTTCGACTTGATGAGAAGTATGAAAACAAACGATCTAAGTATCTACTCAAGAGAAAAGAGTTTATCACAGAAGAGTTTGAAGTCGTATCAATGGAAGAAGGTCAAGGTAACTGGTCTGGTCATACCAAACGATTCATTCTACGACTAGCAGATGGTCGAGAAGTTGGTGCAGGTGTTCGTGGTAATCAAGATCAGTTGAGTAAACTGTGGGAATCACAAGAGACACCAAGTTGGGCAACGCTACGATACTTTGATCTAACGCCAGATGGAATACCTAGATTTCCAGTCGTGATTGACTATGGTGTTGGTGAGAGAGACGATTAGTATTGACAAAGTGTTTCTAATGCTGTACAATGTTTCTTATATTATGCAATTTTTATTTGGAGTAGTAATTTGAGTTTTTATACTTGCGTGAATCGTTACGGCAATAATATGCTGTATCGTGGTTATGATAAAGATGGTAATGCTGTAAAGGCACGAGTACCATTTGCACCAACGATGTATCTCGCTTCACAGAAAGCGACTGGAGAGTGGAAGACTCTTTATGGTCAACCTGTAGAACCAATAAAACTTGGATCGCTATCAGAAGCAACTGACTTCATCAAGAAGTACAAAGATATCGACAACTTCAAAGTTCATGGTAATGGAAACTTTGTTGCTCAGTTTATCAACGAAAAGCACCCAGGTCTTATTGAGTATGATCTCAAGTCTATTGAAGTTGGTAACATCGATATCGAAGTACAGTCTGATGATGGATTTCCAGAGCCAGATGTAGCCAAGTATCCAGTTACGTCTATCTGTTACAAGAGTAGTAAACTCAACGCATATTATGTATGGGCTTGTGGTGACTATGACGTATCTAAGACAGAACTCGATCTAGATGGTGCTGAAGTCGTCTACGTTCAATGTTCTGGTGAGTCTGATCTAATCATCAAGTTTTTAAATCATTGGTCACACAACTGCCCAGACATTATTACTGGGTGGAACATTCGACTATTTGATATTCCATATCTCGTCAAGCGAACAGAAAACATTCTTGGTAAAGAGACTGTCAAGAAGTTCTCTCCATTTGGTATCACGAAGTATCGCCAGATTGCTATCAAAGGCAAGAGCATGGATGCTTATGAACTGTATGGTGTTCAACAAGTAGACTACTATGATCTGTTTCAGAAGTTTGGTTACACTTATGGTAATCAAGCCTCGTATTCTCTAGATCACATATCGTCAGTTGTTCTTGGTGAGAAGAAGTTATCTTATGAAGAGCATGGTTCTCTATTCGACCTGTACAAGTCAGATCACCAGAAGTTCATTGACTACAACATCAAAGATGTTCAGTTAGTTGACAAGATCGACAAGCAAACTGGACTAATGGATTTGGCACTGATTATTGCGTACAAGGGTGGAGTGAACTACAGCGAGACTTTTGGTACAACTGGTATTTGGGATTCAATCATCTATCGTTATCTACACGCAAGAAACATTGCAGTTCCACCAACAGAACATAAACACAAAGATTCGTACCCCGGTGGTTATGTGAAAGAGCCACGAGTTGGCATGAGTGAATGGGTTACTTCATTCGATTTGAACTCTCTTTATCCAAACCTGATTGTTCAGTATAATATGTCGCCCGAGACATTACTTACTGGTGGTGGTGATTTTACTGCGAGTGGAGTAGATCATTATCTCGAAAACGATCTGACAGAAGAAGCGAGAGCAATGGATGTTGCAGTTGCCGCAAATGGTTCAATGTATCGTAAAGACAAACGTGGTATGTTGCCAGAGATGATTATTGGTTTGTACAACGAGCGTAGAACTGTAAAGAACGATATGCTTAAACTGAAACAAGACTATGAGAACGCCAAGAGTAAAGAACTCAGTCGTGAGATCAATCGACTAGATAATACTCAAATGGCTGTAAAGATTTTGCTCAACTCACTCTATGGTGCGTTAGGTAATCAATACTTCCGATACTTTGAGTTGCGAATCGCAGAGGGTATTACATTGTCTGGTCAGTTATCAATCAAGTGGGCAGAGAAAGCTATGAACGAGTATCTTAACAAGATGCTCAAGTCAGATGAAGATTACGTTATTGCAATTGATACCGATTCGCTTTATGTCGATATGAATCCACTTGTGAAAGCAGTCAACCCCAAAGACCCTGTGAGTTTCATTGATAAAGCCTGTGAAGAGAAGATCGTGCCAATGCTTGCTAAGTCTTATGAGAAGATGAATGATCGACTCAGTGGATTCGAGAACCGAATGGTCATGGCTCGTGAAGCAATCGCAGACAAAGGTATCTGGACTGCTAAGAAACGATATATACTTAACGTGCATAATAATGAGGGTGTTCAGTACGCAGAACCAAAACTCAAAGTGATGGGCATTGAAGCAGTTAAGTCGTCAACGCCACAGATCGTTCGAGACAAGTTTAAGAAAGCGTACTCGTTGATGCTCAACTCTACAGAAGCAGAGTTACAGAAGTTCGTGGCAGACTTCTATGAGGAGTTCAAGAGTCTACCACCAGAAGATGTGTCTTTTCCCCGAAGTGTCAGTGACATAGAGAAGTGGAAAGATAAATACACTGTATATAAGAAAGGTACTCCGATTCATGTTCGTGGCGCACTTGTGTGTAACAAGCAGATAGAGAAATTGAATCTTTCTAGTGAGGGTATCAAGAATGGATCGAAAGTGAAGTTCTGTTATCTAAAGATGCCTAACCCAGTTATGGAGAATGTCATCTCATTCAATCCATTCTTGCCAAAAGAGTTTGGTCTACACGATCACATTGACTATGAGATGCAGTTCAACAAGACGTTCAAAGACCCATTGAAGTTGGTATCAGATGCCATCAATTGGGAACTTGAATATATAAATTCACTCGAAGGATTTTTTACATGAGAATGATCATACCCTCATTTGAGGATTTTGCTAAACGAAAGTATTATGAAGCAATGTATGAGAGAGACAGTTATGGCGAAAAGCAAACATCAGTAGAGAAATGGCTTGATGAGAATCAAGAATATCTCAGAGAAGAGTATCTACTAATCGCCAACATGAAAAAAGATTTAGAAGACAAATAGGAGAAAAAAATGTCAGATATATTTGATTTCGGTTTCACAGCCGTAGACGAAGATGAACTACAGTTCGTAAAGGCTGTCAAGCAAGAAGCAACGCAGGCTTCGTCATCAGCAAAACAGTTAGAGAGTCAGTTAGACGAACTATACAATGCAGTAACGCCACTACTTAACAATCTGAAAGCGAACCCAGAGAAAGAATACATTCTATGGCCTAACCGCACATTAAAGATTGAGCAGTTTGAGAAAAAGTTGTTTGACATTTACAATAGATAGTGTTATAATGGCATCGTGAAGTATAATATAGAATTTGAATTTGGAGAATAAATTATGTCGTCATTAATGGAAAAACTTGCTAAGAACTCGACAATCAAGGCAACATCAAATATCATGGACTCTAAGGTCTTTGGTAAGAAAGAAATGTCACCAACACCAGTTCCTATGGTGAATGTTGCATTGTCTGGTCGAATCGATGGTGGGTTGACACCGGGTCTGCTGATGCTTGCAGGTCCTTCAAAGCACTTTAAATCTGCATTCGCACTTCTGATGGCTGCCGCATATCAGAAGAAATATCCCGAAGCAGTTGTGCTATTTTACGATTCAGAGTTTGGTACGCCACAGTCGTACTTTGAGTCGTTTGATGTAGATATGGATCGAGTGATTCATACACCGATTACTGATGTCGAGCAGTTGAAGTTTGATATCATGCAACAGCTAGATGGTCTTGACAAGAAAGATAAAGTCTGTATCGTAATCGATTCTATCGGTAACCTTGCTTCTAAGAAAGAAGTTGAAGATGCTATGTCTGGTAAATCAGTTGCTGATATGTCTCGTGCCAAGCAGATGAAGTCTCTGTTCAGAATGGTTACACCGCATCTCAATCTAAAAGATATCCCTCTTGTTGCTGTGAATCACACATACAAAGAGATTGGTCTATATCCAAAAGATATCGTATCTGGTGGTACTGGTGCTTACTATTCAGCAGATGCTATCTGGATCATTGGTCGCCAACAAGAGAAAGTTGACAAAGAGATCAAAGGCTATCATTTCATCATCAACATCGAGAAGTCTCGCCATGTTCGTGAGAAAGCAAAGATTCCAGTATCTGTGACATTCGAAGGCGGTATCTCGAAGTGGTCTGGTCTAATGGAAGTCGCTGAAGCAGGTGGTTATGTCGTCAAACCAAAAGTTGGTTGGTATGAAGCAGTCGATCCATCTACTGGTGAAGTATTGTGCGATAAGATGATGCGAGCCAAAGAGATTGTTGATAACAAAGAGTTCTGGTTGATGATGCTTGAGAAGACTGACCTCGCATCGTTCATCAAAGATAAGTACACAATGGCAACGAAGTCATTGCTAGAAGATGATTCGCAAGTGCCAGATATGGAGACAATCGCAGATGCTTGAGCAAACGATTCTATCAGGATTGTTACATAATGAAGATTATATGCGAAGAGTTGTGCCTTTTCTCAGTGATGATTATTTCGATGACTTCTCTGAGAAAAGTGTTTACAAGTCAATCATAGGTTACATATCTGACTACAACGGGGTGCCTACGAAAGAGGCACTTCGTATCTCTATTGAAGAGAAGTCTAACATTAGTGATGATCAGTATCAATCGATATCTGGTATCATTACCGCTTTAGAGTATGATGAGAAGACTGACATTGAATGGCTTGTTGATAAGACAGAGAAGTTCTGTCAAGACAAAGCCATCTACAATGCTGTTCGTGAATCTATTCTTGTTCTTGATGGTCAGCACAAAGACCTTGACAAAGGTTCTATTCCAGAGTTGCTGAGTAATGCACTTGGTGTATCTTTTGATCAAGCGATTGGTCACGACTTTCTTGAACAGCCCGAAGATCGATTCGAGTTCTATCACACAAAAGAAGACAAGATTGCATTCGACCTTGATCTGTTCAATAAGATCACAAAGGGCGGTTTGTCACGCAAGTCTCTGAGTATTGCTCTTGCAGGTACTGGTGTTGGTAAGACTTTGTTTATGACTCATTGTGCATCAGCCAATCTTATGGCAGGTAAGAATGTTCTCTACATCACAATGGAAATGGCAGAAGAAAAGATATCAGAGCGTATTGATGCTAATCTAATGAACACAACGATGGACAGTCTACAAGATATGCCTAAAGATGTGTTTATGAAGCGAATCAAGAAAGTCAAAGATAAGACAACTGGTAAACTGATCGTCAAAGAGTTCCCGACAGCAAGTGCTGGCTCTGCCCACTTTCGTCATCTACTCAACGAACTGAAGTTGAAGAAGAACTTTACTCCAGATATGGTCTATATCGATTATCTAAATATATGCACAAGTTCTAGAATGAAAGCAGGTGCGAATGTAAATTCGTACACGATGATCAAAGCAATCGCAGAAGAACTTCGTGGTCTTGCTGTAGAGTTCAATGTTCCAATCTTGAGTGCTACGCAGACAACGAGAACTGGCTATACTAGTTCAGATTTGAATCTAGAAGATACTTCTGAATCATTTGGTCTACCTGCTACTGCTGACTTTATGTTTGGTTTGATCTCAACAGAAGAACTAGAAGGTCTTGGTCAGTTAATGGTCAAGCAGTTGAAGAATCGGTGGGGTGATACCAACTATCTCAAGCGATTCATCATTGGGTTAGATCGATCTAAGATGAAGTTATTTGATGCAGAAGATTCTGCTCAAGATTTGGTCAATGATGGTCAATCAACTCAGAAGACTGATAGTAAGCCTTCATGGGGAAATGACGATAAAGATAATGTCACTTCATTTAGAAATAAGAAGAAGCCAGACTTTGGTGGTTTGAAATGATATGGGATAAAGGAAACATTGCTTTACTTATAGGTGCCCTTGTGGTATTATCAGTGACTGTTCCACATTTAGTCGTATGGCTTTTACAATAAGGAGAATAGTATGTGGCTTTGGATGGTAAGTAGTATTGCGGGTTCACTTTTAGGTGCGGCATCTACGAAATGGTTTAAAGATACAAAAGCAGGTTTATGGTGTTACGCCAAGTTCGAGCAAATTGCCGAATGGGCAACAGAAAGATATGGTATTGATATCTTAGATAAAGAAGGCATTGCATGGAGACTAAAGTATCCTAATGTCGCAAAACAGATAGACGAGTTAAACGCTGACGTAGACGCATTGGCTAAAAAAGTAGCAACTCTCGAAAAGAAAAAGAAAGCAACAACAAAAACTAAAAAGTAATTCTAAACGAGATGAAAAGCATGATGGTCTGGTGTGTTAGTTGGTATACTAAGCATGGGGAAAGGCGTATTGAATGGAATGTGCCTGATCCATATTTTTTAAGAGATAGATTGATTGAAGATGGTATAGACGAAAGTCGGATTGATATCTACGAGAAAGACGTTTCTTGAGACGAAAAAAAACGACCTTAAAAAGTCGTTTTTTAATATAAGATATCGTGGTCGGGAGGAACCCCACCTGCATATAAAATGCTTCCCCGACTATTCCTTCTGTGAGTATTAATTTTACTAAAAGTCACACTTGCCTCTTGTGTTATTGAACACAGTTACACGCACCCTTACGTCTTATTTATACAAATTGAAACCCGATGTCAAGTAAAAGATAAATATTTGTTGACAATAGTGTAATAATCATGTATAATGTGTAACATGACGATGCATTTAGTAAAGGGTGTTTATCTCCCAAAGAAAACAAAAAAGAAATCAAAGAAGATTGATACTTCTGCGATGGAACTCGAATGGCGTAAATACAACAAAGAGATGCGTAGAACTCACTGCCATCATCTTCAGTATAGTACGCTCCAAGAATATATCGACTATCGATTAGGTAAAACCAAAAAACATGAAAAGAAGTTTCAAGCGTATATCCCGCCCCCGACCTATGTCCGTGAACAGAAAGAGTATGCAAGCGCAGAGCCGAAGGCGTCAGTGGACACTTGCTCAAAACCAGAAAGACAAGAGTACTCAGGAGACTATGTAGTTGGAATCGCAACAATGCACAAGTCAAACCTCGTGCCAGTCGGAAGAGAAGATAACCCCAAAGATTACTCAACGATGCGTAGAAATTGATATACAGAAGTATATGCGAGTGTGCCTGCTTGTGTTTCTAGCGGCATCACTTGATAACACAGACGATCTATATGGTGTGAGAACATCAATGAAGCGATTTGAAGAGTGTAGAGTCATTACCAAAAAGCATAAATAACTCTAACTAACAGTAATTTAGGGCTAATTTAGTGACTATCAGTGATATCGAAAAGCGTTTAAGAAAGATAGGTTTCAAGAAGTTTAAGAAAGAGAGTTCTAAAACTATCTCTATTCTAGTCGAGGGTAATCGAATTGATGCTCTTGAGAAAGTAGAAAAAGACTTTGTTGACCTGAATGCTAAGTATGACCCGAACAAGGGTTCATCATCTATTGGTGCTGTTGTAGCAGACGGATTTACTATTAAAGCAAGACCCGCTTCAAAGCAAGGTAAGAACTCAGCCGGTCT